CAACCAATTTCCTTAAAGTGGTTCGCATTAAAGTTGGGTTCGATAACTAAAACTGGCTGTCCACCGTCATTTGCTTGCCCGAAGCGATTCTTAGGTGTAAACCATAAATAGTATGTCTTCCCTTTTTCCAATGTGAAAAACTCCTTGTCATAGCCACCACTCTCTTTCTTTTTCAGTCTATAACAATCTAATTGCTTCTTCTCTCCTTGATACTCGTCTGCCCATGCCGCTCTAAACATATACATGATACTGGCTTCATTCTTTGACGCTTTACCTTCACCGATAGCTTCATAGTCTAGGTATCTGTTTTTCAAAGCTGAGTCAGCCAACTGGAAGGTCACAACTGTACGCAAATTCATTCCACCTGCATTCTTACGTGTCAAGCGATAGATTGTTTTCATGTCTTCTACAAACGTTTCCCAACGCTTGTCATGCTTAGACTCATCAGAAACTTTGTGAGTGTCCACAAGAAGGTTCACATATCCACGATTTGCCCAAAATCGTACAATCTTCTCTACATCTTTCATTATGTACTTTTCCATGAAGATTAGCTTGATTGTTCCATTTTGCTCATCAAGAAGCTCTTTCATCTTTCCAAATGCTAGATGAATCAATTCTTTATCCTTCTCTTGAAGTTTACCATTGACCATGCGTTTGCGGTCAAAAGTTTTGCCATATTCATTCCATAGGATTGTTAGTACAATCTTTTGTCGGAATGCCTGTGCGTCTTCTTCGTTTAGGATAACGATTGTCTTCTCATTGTTGGCTACACACGACATGACAAACTTCTCTGCTGTAATAGATGATTTACCTGTTCCCCCGAAACCGCCTATCATTGTTACGTGTGCTCTAGGTATGCCTTGAGAGATACTATTTAACAGGTAACTCTTATAGTATGGAAGCATCTCTGCTGACTCTTCTTCTAGCTTTCTGATAAACTCATCTGCATCGATATACAAGTCTTCTGCTTCATACCTGTTTACATTGTCAAGGGAAATCTTATTCATCTTATCTGTCCAAAACATTGTAAGATGCTCCCTTGTCATTTTCTCCCAATCGTACTTACCTTTCTTGATTAAAACCTTATCCCCAAACAGGATATAAAGCTGTCTAATGACATAGTTTTTCTTTATTGTTTCATAGTAATAGTCCACGTTGTCTGCATTATCTTTTACGATATCTACTGCATCATCTATTGGTGTCATGCCACCATATTCATCGAAGTCTGCTACGATGTTATATTCCTTGACTTTCGTTTTAACTGTAATGTCATCGAAGACTTTGATACCTTCTCCAAACATTCTTCTACCTAAATCAAAGTAGAAACCCCAAACGTCATGAATAAACTCATCTTGCGAAAGTGTGTCACCATATTCGCTATAGTTGTTATATGGGTCTGCCCACATTAGACCAACAAAGTATGCTTCATTAATAGAAGCACCTTTATTAATCTTCTCTACCTCTTTTTTGACTGTCTCTTTAGTTGTGTCTTTTGCCATTAATTATCACCTCATGATTAATCGTCCAAGAAATCTGTAATGTCTTTTGCTTTGCTAGGTTTTTTATAATTAGTTTCAAAAACCTGTTCTTCGACATCCATTTTCTCGATATGCTTCTCCATCTGGATTTTCTGTTTCTCACGCTCGATAGCACGTAACTCGATTACATAGATTTTGTCTATGATAACCGTTAACGCATATCTGAAAGCATTCATAAATCCAGTGAAATTCTTGACTCTATTATAATACTCAATAGAATCAGAGCAATGCTCGAAAGTCTCTTTAATAAGGGGATAAGTGAAGCCTTGCTTATACCTCTTACCTGTGTTTTGCTTCTTGAATACAGGCTCTCCATTGCGAAGCTTCTGTAATAGGCTGTAAGCTTCTTTGGATAATCCCTGCTTCTGCACACCGTAAATCTCTTCAATAACCAATCGTAATTCGTCAAGCTCTTTTGCTTCCTTGTCGAGAAACGCTTGACGCTCCAAAAATAATTCGTGGCAATGTTTGTGGTAGAATTTCTTTATAGGTCGTTTTTCACCAACGACTTCAAACTTCATATCTTCCATTAAAGTATCGTCAAGGTTACACCATTGACATTTTCGTGTTTTCTTTGCCATGTTATCAACTCCCTTATGAATAACATTATACCATTATTTTTTAAACTTGTCAATAACTTTTTTCAAGAACAAAGACCGCTCTATTGAGCAGTCTTTACTATGTTCTCAATCTCAGCATAAACGTCTTCATTCGTCTTTCCGTCTGTCTCGATTGCGTGTATATTAATGTTACTATAGTTTAACTTCAACCCATAGAAAAGGTTGTAGTACATATTTTGTTGCTTAATAGATTCCTCCACTGATTCCTCTACTTTGCCGAATGGGACTTTATCTCTTGTTAATCGATTCTGTAATTCTTCTCGGTCTTCGACTGTTAAGAAAACGACATCGATTTTAACATCTTTCCCCAAATTATCCAACTTACTGCAAAGCTGTCTATGTACGCTCTTAAAGTTATACTCTTTGTATAATTCAGAGAATACTGTTTCAGTAAAGAAAAATCTGTCGAATACATATCTTGAATCATGACCAATCTTCCCTAACTGTTCAAACAGGGACATCCATGAATTGTAATATTCGACAACTTTCTTCAAACCTTCATCTCCATCATCATGGAAACCTGTGAAGTTTATTAGTGTAGTTTCAGAGATTCTTTGTCTTAACTTGACAGCTAACGTACTCTTCCCTGTACCTCTAGCACCTTCTAAAATCACAATATGCAATATTGTCAACCCCTTTTCACTATAGTAACGTTAACGGTTCTTCTACCCCAATTTTCAGACTGTGTAGTGCTTCCCATTAACACATCCAATTTATTTCCATTGATTGCACTTCCAGTGTCTAGTACAATATATCTGCCTAGACCTTCAATGTCAATAATGCTATTCAACGGAATCACACTTGTATCTGCGGCTACTATACCCATACCATTATAAGTAATGGTGTTAGATATGTCATAGCCTGTGCGTGTGACTACCTTTCCACCGTATGTACCATTTTCGGAAGGGTCGTTGGTGTAGGCAGTAGCGACCATTTGTAAAACCCTTCCATCAGTCTTTGCTAATTCTTGCTCCTGCACTTGCGGTTGAGCCTGTGGCTCTGGCTTCTGTGCTTCTGCTAGTTCAGCTTTCAACTGATTAATTATAGTTTGTTGCTGAGTGATTTTACCTTCTTGGCTTTTTACATTAGCGTCCTGCTCACTCCTAAGACGCTCACTTTCTGCTAGTTTTGCATTCACATCATTCATGCTTGCGGTCTTTTCATCAAGCTCCACACTCATCTTTTCGATTACACTTTTCTGCAATCTATCTGTTTCCTTAAAACCTGCGATAACCTTATTCTGTTCATTGATTTCCGCAACCTTTATGCCAACCACTTCATTATTTTGATATTGTGTAACTCCCATAATGAGTAGTTGTGCTGTCATCACTCCATATAATAGTTTATTATTCATATTTGTTTCCTCCTAGTTTAGCCTTATTATGAGAAAGTAGCCTAGCATGATACTAGGCTACATATTCTCTTTTATGTATTAAGCTAGAGATTTAACGTATTCCAACGCTTTTGCTAGTTTCGCAATATCGTCACACTTGCGGAAGTTAGCATCCCCTAAAATTTCCTTGAATTGCTTTGCAATTCCAACCTTAACACTGTTATCCAAATCTTTTACCAATCGGTCAATATCTTTGTGGAAAGTCTCTGGTGATTCTTTCTCTTTTTCGATTGCCTTTTCTGCCTTGGCTTCTGTAGCTTCTGTCTGCTCTTTTACAGCTTCCTTGACAGCTTTTTCGTCACCGTTGTACAATCCTAAAATAGCATTTTTAAATGTGTCAATGAATAGTGTGACATCATTATCAATCTCTTTAGGGAAGTTACGGAAACGTGTACCACACAAGATGTTACCATCACTACGGAAACGAAGCTTACGTGTTTCCTCTGGTGCTCCATTCTCGCCTTTCACCGTTTGCAAATCACCATAGATAATCATATCAGCTTCACGCTCAATGATATCAGATGTCTTAGTCAATACGTTGAATGTAGTGAAGTCGTACTCATATCCATCACGATTCTTAACTTTCTTTGTCTTTTCGTGACCGATGATAAATACTCCAAATCCTGCCTTCTTCAAGCGGTCAATCTGATTGTAAATCTCTTCTGCAACCATGTTATAACCCTTGCCCCAAGGCACATCTGAGATGTCTGTATAACGTTTTGTTGGTTGGTCTTCACGATTAGCTTTCTTGATTGCATACGCTGTAGCATAACGCTCTAAAGCTGTGATAGTGTCGACAACGATGAATCGGAAAGGCACATCAGCTTTGTTATCGATTAGCTCATCAACAACCTCGATGAATCCTTTTTGAGTCTCATCGTCCTCATCTTCCGCATACTCAAAACCTGTAACGTTAATAGCGTAAACATCTGCCATCGTTTTGTAACCAATCTCTGTAGCTAGTAATAGTGTACTCTCTAAGTCTCCGTAAAACTCTTTTGCAAGGTCGATAGCGAATGTTGTCTTACCAAACTTAGATTTTGCAAGCATACTAATGAAATAGCCTTCCAGAGTTGCAGTTGGTTTGTTCTTTTTCAAAGTTTTTAAGAATGACATAATTAGTTTCCCCTTTTCTCTCAATAAAATCTGAGAGAAGGGAGCTTCTTCTCTTGCTGTTTTTCTGCTCCTATGTTTGTCATGTTTGTGTGTTTGTCTCTTACTCTTATATTATACCATTATTTTTGGGGGCTGTCAACCCCCAATTTATTAAAATGGTAAATCTTCTTCTGAGATATCATCTCCACCCTCATCGATGTTACCGAATGGATTTTCTTTCTTGCTCTTACCCATGCCCTCAAACTCATTTTTCTCGATAAGCTCATCTACTTTGAAATCGTCCTCTTTGTAGATTTTCTTATCCCATGCTTCTACACCATGAATCTGCATTTCCGTAATGTATGTACGAGATACAAACGCTTGTGCGTGTTTAGGTTTTGCCTTACCGCCCAATGCTAGTAAATCCTCATCTACACCGTTATCTTCGTCCTCTACTTCTTCTACAATCACACGATTTAATGTGTCACCGTATACTTTCAGTACATCGCCAAACTTAACTTTCTTAGCAAAGGCTTCTGCAAGCTTAACCATGCTCTTGTCATAGCCACCGTTGCCATCAGAGAAGTCTACGATTAACTGAGTGTCGTGCCATGTTTTGTTGTAATTAATATGTCGTGCTGTAACGAATGCTTTGCCTTCTGTTTTCTCCACCATAGCGTCAATAAACACAAACTCTTGCTCGAAGTAAGAAACTTCTTCAAATTTCTCATCTTCAAAATTCACATCTTTAAGCTTAAATAATTTTTTAATTGTGTGGGTCTTTTGTTCTACTACTTTACCATCACGATTAGTGTACTTGCTGTAGCGAATTTCACCTTCAACTACTACACTATCACCGTTTGATAAGTTGTCGTAGATATACTTAGAAGCTTCAAAACTAGGTAATCCTTTGCTGTCTAGCTTCCCATCTTCCTTGTATTCTAGACCTACACGTGGCTCAATGATAGCGTAACCTTTCTCACGATACTCGTCTTGGTTGTCATACCATTCTTGAAATGGGATTCTATCACCCTTGTATTGTGGATTTTTCTTACGCTCGTCACTTCTCCACATGAAAACTTGCTCTGGTTGATAATCAAACATTTCAACTGTAATCTCATTTGATTCAGATGTTTTTACTGCAAAGCGTAGACTGCGATAAGTGTCACCCTCACGTTTTTTACCTTCGCCAACAACATCCTCTTTGAATGCGTTGTCCTTGTCAATGCGAGTTACTTTGCCCACTACTTTGAATAGATTCTTAGTTTGTTGTAATTCTGCCATTATTTGTTTCCTCCTAAATATGTGATTATATTTTGCTTTTATGGTGAAGGAGAAGAGTTTAACTCTTTTCCTCATCAACATTATCTATTATATCATAAAGCTTTACGCTTGTCAACTAATTATAACACATATTTCAAAATATTTTCATCTGTATCTTCTTGAAATTGGTTATATATATCTTCAAGCGTAATTCGGCTTTCGATAATAGCCTTTTCAATATGTGCTACCGATTCTGCATCGACAACCTGTAAGAATGTTTCTTCAAAGGCTTGTTGCTTACCTTTAGTATAACATAACTCAATGAATGAGTCAAGTGTTATTTTTGAGTTTAATAGTTTTTCTTCACGATAATCAAACAGGTCATCAATTACATATCGATTCTTACCATAGAAACCTATGTAGAATGAATCGTAATCCTCTTCCGTTTTCAATAATACCCTAGACACTTCTGGTAATTCAATATTAATGAGATTAACCTCCATGTTAACCATCTCCCTCTGTTTGTAATAAGTGTTACATTTCCTTAACACAAGTATTATTATATTACAAACTTGTTGCTCTTGTCTATATGTATTTCAAAAAAAATAGAAAAAGAGTAATGGAAAACTTTAACTCTTTTTCTTCTGGTACTTAGCCTTCCATTCTTCTTTTTCCTTTTTCTTTTTGTCTACATCTATATCCACCACCTCAAATATATCTCTGTAGTCGACTAGAAGTACGTCTGATATTGCATGGGCGTACAGGAGCTTCCATGTATTCTTATTCCAAATAAGACTCATGAATCCCTTGTATGAGATATCAAGACCGTATTTTTCATGTATTTTTGTCCAAAGCTCCTTATGCCCCATACCTCTACGTTCCAATACTGCCGATAACTTATCTCTATTGATAATTATTTCCTTCTTGTGGATTGTCGGTGTTCTCACTGTAGTATTTTCCATCTAAAAATCTTCCCCTCTAATTGTTTGTTGGATATGTGCGTCTAACGTTTTCTACGTTAAGGAATCCTTTTAGGTTGTGGTATGACTTCATATTGAAGCGGTCTGCAATTATTTTCAAATCATCCAACGCTAGTTCCTGCTCACCTTCAATCATTTGGTTTGCATAATACATCATCCCACTTCGCTGTATATACTTTGCAGTTAAGCCATCAATACCTAAAGTTTCCGCTAACACCTGCAATCTTCTATAGATAACAAATTTATCTACAGGTGCGTTACATTCGTCTGTCTTTGTTATGGAAGCTCTGATTACATAGTCGTTGCTTACTAAATCTGTGAAGCTTCTCATATGCTTATTCTCTTCCATTTCTCCATTCTTCTTAGTGTAAGTTGTTTGCCCGATAGCTTTCTCTATTAGATTTAACGTTCTGTCATCGATATCTAGGTAGCGTATTGATTCCTTTATAGGCATTCCCATGTCATCTTCTTTCAAGCTATTCACCAGACGCAAACGTTTGTTTGTCTTGTCAACGTCTTTCTTTTTCAAGTTTCTGATTTCAGACATTTGCTTGCCACCTACACCAATGAATAGGAGTCGTAGGATTACTGCGTCTTGTGCGTTCACACAATCTCCTTCATATCTGCGTATCTTCCGCTCTGGCAGATATTCTTCCTCATTTGTAAGATACTTCTCAAAGTCATCTGGTCGCAAATCAGCTAAAGGATTCTTCTTAGAGTATCCACGCTGTACACTCCAATTAAGATAGCTTGAAATGATTCTGGCGTAGCTCTCGATTGTGTTTCGGTTATTAGCTTGGAAATCAAACAGGATTTCCTCTAATTCCTCTAATGTAAAAGCGTTTATATCTTTGCGTTTGTCTTCTTCTTTACCTGCTGTGATACCAAAGATTCGTGCGTAACTCTTAGCTGTGGCTTCATTAATCTCATCTAGAAACTCTTGTTTCCAGTTGTGTTGGTCATACAATATGACATTATTTTTAATGTTTGCTGTAGCTATCATGTTATCCACTCTCCTTAATTCTCCATCTTATTAATAATAGTATATCCATAATTATGATTTTTATTCTCCCCTTGCCACAAAAAATTATATCATTTTTTTCGACATTGTTCAAATGGTGTCTATTGACAGTGTTTAGGGTAGTCATTTTTATGGATAAAAGACAGGTTTTATGCAATTAAGAAGAGTGACCAAAGGATGTCTATTGACACCCTTTTTATAGGGTCAAAAAGTTGTGTAGAAAATTTGCCACCTTATCAACCGAAAATGTCACTATCCGTATGAATGTATCTACTACTCCTATCGTTGCCAGAAAAAGTATTGCCGAAAACAACCCTTTCTTTATCATCATGTCCCTCTCCCTTTATATTTTATTTATCACCTCCAAATATACCATGTTTGGAATAATTTGTCAAGTGATTTAACACATTACTTCTGCATCTGGAAATATCGCAATGAGTTCTTTTGCAGAAGGTTCATACGCTTCATAAATCTCAATCATCACATCGTAGTCGCAAATGTATGATTGCTGTCCATTCTCTTCTGCTCTCTTTTGTTCATCATCGTTAAGCACATCACCGACATCATCTTCAATAGCGTTAAGACTAATTCTTCCATCGTCCATAACCGCAAGATAATCGTGTGGTAGGTAGTTCTTTTTAAGAGTTTCAATCAAGGCATCCTTAACTTCGCTTACATCGTTAATATCTACCACTGTATTTGCGTGAGACATATCTACACTCCAATGTTTATGGTCTAACGTGCCATCAACCTTTACTCCCTGCCCTTGCTCATAGCTCCAATACGCAATGCTTTTGTAAAATTTAAAGGATACTCTCATCATAATATCATCCTCCAATTAGTCATTTATTAATTCTTGCAGGTCTTCTGGAATCTCTTCAACATCTTCCCAACTTCTTGCCATCCAAACGTCACCATCTTCAAAGTAACAGTACCAACCTTGAGGTAAATCATCTCCCAACCAGTTGCTAATATCAAACATGAAGTCATGGAATCCTTCAATCATTCTTACGTCAACGTATTCAAGGTCATCTTCCTCGACAATCCCTGCTCCATGAAGGTAGCCTTTTATGATGTCGCTGACTTCTGCTTCTAAAGTGAAGTAGTTGCAGAGGTATTCTCTTTGCTCATAGCAATCCATTTGCCTGTGTATTTCATTGTTGTCGTATTTCTTAACATCTACATCCTCCACGAAAACCTTTGTGTACTCCTTAGTTAGCAGGTCAATCGCATCCCATTGTGCAACCGTTAAGTAATCAACCATATTATCATCCTCCTTATATTATATATTATAGCACATATTAAGTCTATTGTCAAGCGATTTTAGAAGAAAAATCCAGAGAGGTTATTCAACCTCTCGCACCCACACGCTAAACGTAATGTAGAATTGACTTGCTTCGTCAATGCTGAATACCACATCCATACCATCGTCATAAACTTCTTGTATTTCCAGATACACCCTTTTAGGGTCATCCGTCTGACCTTCATGATATCCATTTTCATACAGTTCCTCATTGTATCTTTTGAATCCAAACCCTTCAAGTTGTGCATCTGTAAGCACCTCGTTTGCAGTAGAGGGGTCATTGATTTTTTCTTCCAGATATGCTTCTTGATAATCTGGCTCACTTTGGAAGCACTCGCTACAAGCGATAAACCCATCTCCTACATAAAAATCTGGTTGCCAGTGATAGCTGTCTGCCGAAGTTCTTATTACTTTATGGCAGTCGCTACAAGTTGTATATTCATCAGAGAAAACAAGGTGTGCGTCCAAAACATCTTCAAGACCATTTAGCTCATCATCTGAGAGGTTTAAGACTTCTCCTGCAAAGTCAACAAATTTGTTATGGCTATCCCAACCGTCAAAGATGAAGTAATAATCCTCACGACTATCTTCACCATCTTCAAAGTAGGCTACATCGTAAAAGTGTGTCTCTCTGATTGCATCCAATAATTTTTCACGTTGTTCGCTCATAAACATCTCTCCTTCACTTCTTTATATACCTAGTATATCACATCCCGAATCATTTGTCAATCGATTTCAAAAATATTTTCAACTCTTGTGTCAAAATAATTTGCAATCTTAATTGCTACTGCCAGTGACGGTTGGGAAGAATTTACACTAATACGCTTGATATTGACAAAGCTCACCTCACAATACTCTGCCACTTCCTCCATTATCTTCTTCTTGGTGTAGTTAGTGCCTTTTTCCAGAGTCTTGCGACCAACTTCACGCACGATATACTTATCGAGGTTGTTTTTTACTTTATAAGGCAACTCTTGTTTAGCCATAATATCTTCCTCCTTAGTGGGTAGCTACCCCGAAGGGTAGCTCCTTTTAGTTTACGTATCTGAATTGTGCTAAGTCACATAAATGCTCTCTAAGCTCTCCTAGAAGCTCTGATTTGATTGCCCAATACTTGTATTGAGGGTTATACTTTCTTGCGTGACTTGCAATACGCTTGATTTCAGACACCACATCTTTATTGTAATCAAACTTTAAGTATGTTACATCTCCTTCAATTTTAGTTAGCACCAACACCTTCTCAGGAGTTTTAGGCTTCATAGCGTCTAAGATGATTGGGTGTGTCATTGCGTATGCGATAGCATTTTTGATGTCCGCTCCAACTTCCTCTAATGATTCAAGTACACTGTACACTAATTCGTTTGATACAATCCAGTTTTTGTTATCTGAGTCGTATCTTCTTTTCGTTACAGGCACTTTCTTGATTACATCTATGAATGCTTCATTGTAGCGGAAGCTGATTAGTGTACCATCTTCTGTAATGTTTAAGCTGATTCCATCTGCTCTGTCACCTGCCACACCTGCAATCTCTGTGTAGTATTTGTAGGTAGCTATCATATCTTCTCTATCCATTTCCAGTTGAGTTTTGCTGTATTTCACCAAACGTTTTGCCAAGTCTGCGTATTGCAGGTCTGATAAAGCGTGGAAGTAAGTTGCACAAGCACCGTAGTCTGCTTTGTTATAGCCAATGCCATCTTCTTGAACAGGAGCACCACGACCAAGCATTCTTTCGTTCAAAGCGATAAGTTCTTCTCTAGTCAAAATGTTTGTCATACACATCATCCTTTTCTTTTTTAATTTGTGTTCCTTGCTTATATATATAGTATATCACGATTAGGTTAATTAATCAATACCTTTTGTTTAATTTATTTATCCTTTTTAGGATAAATTTTTTAGGGGATATTTCACCCCTAGTATTTCAAACCTCTAATTCTGAAATTCTTATCGTAGTCCCTCCAATCGAGAGTTGCGTGTTTGTCGTTCACATCATTCATCCAAACAGACACGACTACCTTTCTATCTAAGCTGTAAACTACATGAAGATTGTAATGACCATTGACTACTGCTTTGGCTCTTAAAATAACCCTTGGGTCTGGTTTATCATTAAACTTTGCTAAGTGGTATTCTATAAGCGTTGCATTATGTATTGTTGAGACGATATCTGCGTAAGTTGCTTCGATTCCTTTCTGCTGTAGTCTTTGAAGTGCGTGTGGATGTAAACCCCATTTGTCAACCGACTTTAAGCTATTAAACAAGAAGTCTAGCTCTTTCTGATTCATTTGCTCTCCATGCTTTTTCTTCCCACGATATGGAACTTTTTCATTCTTTGCAACACGATACAAGTCTGTTCTCTTTGCATTTCCTAGTAAATCAGCTAACTTTGCCATTGGCATCTCTCCCTTGAGTTATGTTATCTTTCTATGTTTCTAGTATACCATTATTTTTGAAGAAAGTCAAGAGGAAAATTGCAAATATTTTCAAATTATATTCGCAACGTCCTCCGAGAAATCAATGCTCTTAACAACCTTGTGTACCGCTTTCCAGAAATCAATACCAGAATCCTCTTTAAGCTTCTCTGCTTTGCAGGTATACTCTCTATTAAGCTTGCACGTAGACACGTTGTATTGGGTTCTCTGTTCGTACAAGATTACTATAATACCTTTGTACTCAATCTCATAGGAGAGAAGTTCTTTGCCTTCTCTCCACTCCCCATTACTTACAACTATCTTAATGATTGCCTTTGACATTCCACGTTTTGCCATTCGTTTCAGTTGATGTTGTGTGAAAAATAAAGGCTTGTGATTTAGCATTACGTAGCCACCACCTTCTGTACACGACCTAAGTAGCTAAGACCACCACCGCATTTACATTTGTGGTATCTGCCATCGTACTTGAGTTTTCTAGAAAGGCTATGCTCTTTCTTGCAGTCATTACATCTATATACATTCTTAGTTACCTTGTGCATGATGTCATACTTATCTATTGTACTCTGGCTAACAACACCTAAGCGTCTCAGCTCACGTTCAAACGTTGGTGCTCCATCTTGGTGAGGGATACCCTTCATGAATAGTGCGTAATGCACTAGCTCATGTTTTAATACATCTAACACTACCTCATCAGTGTTGTTCTGTACAAAGAATTTGTTCATCTCTACTACTTTAGGTTTTCTAGACCGAGTGTACCATACGAATCTACCTTTAGTAGTCTTGAGCCTACCGTTAAGCTCTAGAGGTACAGT